CGAAGGGTGGCAAGAGTGCTATGGATTAAGCAACATAACTATCGCCTGACATGCCGTCAGTTACACCGACAAAAGACAACTCAGGCATTTTTCGACACTTATCCCGAGGTACAGCATCTCTGTGTTTGTGAGGCATTTGAGCAATCGAAAATAACGCGCATGATTCGTTATATGTGCATGAAAGGGAAACCATGACATGAAATCCTTCCTCGCCACAATCCTGGTTTTCCTAGCCTATGGCCTTATGCTTGCGGCGTGGATTTTGGTGTGGATTGCGGAGCGGTTAGATAGATAATCACCCTCCTATCCATGCTTCTGATAGTGGTGGCGTTGTTTGGCTTGTGGAGGCGTTGAAAGAGTTGGATTAATAACATTATGAGTTGTAAGTGTCAAGACTGTGGAAAGCCATATAAGGTTGATTTAAACATTCCAGATAAATTATGGGAGCAGATTAAACCAAAAGGGAAAGCGGAAGATGCAGGCCTCTTATGTGGTGCCTGTATTATGAAAAGAATTGAGAAAATATCAGATTATGATGCTTGGTATTTGAGCAAGATTTCTCCAACAAATCAAATAGATGAAACCAATATATCAAACCATATTTGATGATGTTTTGGGTGATTGTTTTAGGGCCTGCGTAGCCTCAATTTTTGAATTTTCCATTGAAGATATGCCTAATTTTTGGGAGCAGACCCAAGATCCCCATGAGTTTTGGAGATTAAATGATAGCTGGACTAAAGAGCATTTAGGTTATTCGTGCATCTCATTTTGTTTTGAGAAAGTACACTTACATTTAATTGATGGGATGCTTTGCGTTGCACTTGCAAAATCCCCACGAGGCGATGTGGATCATGCCGTAGTCTGGAAAGATGGCATTGTGCATGATCCCCATCCATCTAACGCGGGATTAGCGGAAGAACCTGATACATTTACGATTTTCATAGCACTTAATCCAATGGCAAAATTTAATTAAATGCGTAAGTCCATCTCCGAATACCCTGATAATTGGCTTGAGATAGCTACCCAGGTCAAAAAGGCCGCAGGGTGGCAATGTGTTAGGTGTGGACACCCACATGATATCAACACCGGGCATGTATTGACCGTTCACCATCTCGACCTAGATCCGGCGAATTGCGAGTGGTACAACACACCGGCACTATGCCAAAGGTGCCATCTACATATACAGGCGAAGGTTGTGATGGAGCAGAGATATATGTTCGAGCATTCGGAATGGTTTCGACCATACGCAGCCGGATATTACGCGAGCATGAATGGACATCCCACAGATAGAGAGTGGGTGATGGAGAATCTAGGGTTTCTGCTTAGTTTGGGGAATCCTTAACCTGCCCTCGCTATGAGTGAATACAAAGTATCTGGTTGGGGAGATAAGTTTACATAATCTGGAATGAGGTGAAAGATGGCTGAAGGTAGAATGCTCAAAAAGAAAATATCCATGAGTAGAAGGTTGGCTGCCCTTAAAACTGATTCAGCTAGGTTGCTCTATACTTGGCTGATACCTCATCTTGACATCGAAGGGCGCTACTCTTCAGATCCGGCTGTGGTGAAAGGCCAAGTGGTGCCCAGGCTAAAGCACATAACAGAGGATAAGGTTGACCAATACCTCACGGATATGGCTCAAAATGAGCTGATTTATATCTACTCGAGTGATGGTGACCGCTTCTTTGAGCTACGACATTTCCGGGAAGAGCAGAATATCAGGGAAGATCGAGAAAAGAAATCCACCATACCACCACCTGATGAGTGCGAGCCGTCATATCCAGGCGAACTCCCGGCGGACTCCGGGCATACTCCCGCTGAAGTTAAGTTAAGTTATATTAAGATAAGACAAAGTAAGGCGCGGGAGGTAATCGACTATCTCAATGAAATTGGGGGACGTGCTTTTTCTTATTCTGATTCAAATCTAAAACCAATCATCGGGCGCTTAGATGAAGATCACACCCTTGAAGAATGTAAGCTCGTGATTGATCGTAAGTGGGAGGATAAAGACTTCGATAAAAAGTATTTCAGGCCGGTTACTTTGTTTAGAGCCAGCAATTTTGAGGGATATCTCAATGAGGAGTGCAAGCCACAAGGTAAGGGTACACCTCTTGAATGCAAGGAGTGTGGCACTACAGGAGTATATATCGGTGATGAAGGGTATTGTGCGGTGTGTGAAGGGAAAGCAATAAATTAGTTGACAAGCAATTAGTATAGTTGTATTGTTGAAATCAACTAATCAACTAAATAGTGATATGTGTGAAGAAACAAGCCAAAATGAGCCTATAACAGCAACAGCCAATGAGGAAGAGGCAACCATTGTTGCGTTAAGGCTGGCGGGTAAGTCGAATAGAACCATAGGTAAGATTTTAGGCAAGTCAAAAGATGCCATAGCCCGGAGGCTACAAAGGGAAAATGTAAAGGCATTATTAGACTATGGTGGTAGGCGTGAGGTGATGAGGATACCTGCTGCCTGTAACGTATTAGATGCAGCCTTGTATAGTGATGATGAGGCGATGAGGGTTAAGGTCGCAGAGGTTACGTTAAGAAACACGGGCATTAGCACCCCACACGCGTCAACATTTGTCCAGAATATCTACAATGATCTACGTGGATCTACCGTCCTTTCCCCCAACACCAACGCTATCCTCCAAGACTGGGGTACAAGACAACTCCCAACCCCCCATTTAATAGAAGATAAATCCAAATTATATAATGATTCCGAGGTATTAGATGCTGAGGCAGTGGATTAGTTTACATAATGGTTTTTATCAGACACAGAACGGGCAACCCATTGATATTACTGGCAATATAGAACAGGTAAAAAATTATGAGAGTGATGAGCATGTGTATGACATGACTTACAGTAGTTCGCAGGGCTGCTGGCGAGGCCCCTCGATCCAGTTTTCAGGCCCAGGGGAAGGGGGGGGAGCGGGATGCCGGTTCCGGATTTCAGTATTATAATCTCAACCACACCCACACACATTCACACGAGGAGGACGACAGGGGATGAATAGAAACACCGCTGGGGAACATGAACCTCACTGTCCTTTGGCTAACCCCCAGCCTTCCATTGATGAAATAATATGCGATCCTCAATACTGGAATGGCTGGTATCTATTGTTAATAACCCCCCCACAGCTTTCGAGCCGTGGGTGCCTACGTGAGGAAGCAAATGAAACCACTTTATCCAGTATTACCAAAACCTGGATATAGTTGGATTAGCGGGGATTACAACTGAGGAACATAATCTTAATTATGGGACACGACCAAAGTGCAAAGGAGGCCTAGATAAATGGCATACGGAAAACCCGAGCAGATATGTTCTTGGGAGTGGTCCCGGCATTACAAAAAATGGCTGAAAAAAGCTGCCACTAAATGGAGGCGGAGAATCGAAAGAACCAGGCCAGAAGGTGCTCCATGGAAAAACGAATATCATGGGTGGAGTGTTTAAAATATGAGCAATCGCATGATAAACTATTTTAGCCGACACCCAGAGCAACAAGAGGCTGCATGGAAATCAATGGAAGAGGCGCAAGAGAAATACCCTCATTACTGGTTTGGGTGGGATGGCTTCATGCTTATGGTGGTGTATGTCTAACGAATTTGATCAACCCTTTAACCCGGAGTACAAGATGAAAACATTACACAACAACAAAGGCTTTGCACTCCTAGCCATTATGGGAATCTTCCTCATGCTGGGGATTGCAGCGTCACAATTAACCACTTCCGACTATCTTAAACACCAGGGCATTTCTTATAAGGGCGAACCCCAGACCATTCTTCTACCCGTGGAATGTGAAGATCTAGTCACCAATATAGGCGAGTATATGTTCTGGCCGGTATGGGGTGGCGAGTACACGGTTTTATTGCAATACCTCCAAGAATCGAAGCCCGGTTACGTGATTGTAGCCGCCATGAACTGTCCTGTTTTCCTAGGCGTATCTATGGGTGATGGCAGTGGAGTAGCAAAATATTGGAAATATGTGAACGGAGAACCCTGGCCCTGCTCTGAGGAAGAGTTTGTAGCGTTGGTATTTATCGAAGATGATCCCTGTGTGAAGCCAAAGACGATTTAAATGAACCACCAAGTCTTACAGGAGTTAATGACGGCTATCGATGCTTGGCTTGCTAAGACAGATGAATGCGCTGTTATGGACAATTATGACAGATGCCCTTTACGGAAAGCGCTCATCGAGAAACGAAAGACGCTCATCAATATACTCAGGGGGCATGAAAGGGAAGAGGAACACAGGAATGGACATCCAAAATAATATCATAAACATCCTCGCCAAAGAGGAGGGTTGTCGCCTCTACATCTATGACGATGCCACGGGCAAGCGTATAAACTCCGGTGATACCGTGATCGGCACTCCCACTATCGGTTACGGCACGGTAAACATCACCCAGGAAGATGCCCGTATGCTTCTGGAGAACCGGGTAAAGCGCATCATAGACGTTGACCTGCTCCATTTCCCGAAGCATTTAGCCCACATGAGCGAGGTTCAAATCATGGTGCTCGTATGCATGATATACCAGCTCGGCCTTGCAGGAGTGAAGGGGTTTCGCAAGATGTTGAGGGCCATAGAGCAAGAGGACTTCGCAGAGGCCTCTAAGCAGATGCTTGATAGTGTGTGGCATACCCAGACACCCGGAAGATGCGAGCGAATGGCTGAATTGATGGGGGGGAGATGAGAATAAAACACTATGATGGAATAGACGATATAAAAGATTACCCTGTGCCCATTTGCCCTTTGAATCTCTATTTTGAAGGCGATGATGTTGATTCAGAACTATGTGATTACGATCCAGAAATAAGAATGTGTTGTGAGGGATGTAAACATGCGCTGCCCTAACTGCGGACTCGACATAACGCCCATAAACTATAACTATTGCCCGTGGTGTGGGATGTGTTTAAAGGTAGATGCGATTAATGTAAATTCACCCAAAGTTGGTGAAGAACCAGTATTCACCCCAGATGATATGGTGGATAAGGAGGGCTGATGCAACTCAAAAAAGTGGAATTAACAATAGCCAAAAATTTATCAACAAAATATGGATTATTAATTTCTTTTTTCATCTCAGGATTGATAACCTTTTTTGTTGCTTATTATTTTAAAGAGATATTTTGGATCTTTATCATTTTATTTCTCTCAGGTTTCATTTCATTTTTGGGTGGGATGATATTAACCTTAGAATATTTTGAGAAGAAAGGGAAAGAATGGGATTTATAATGCACAACCGCCCATTTACATTATTCCAAGGAACCGAGCGTGAAATAATCTTAGAAGATAAATGCCCAATTTGCAAAGGAACTGCAGAAGGCCAAACCACAACAATATGTGATTATTGCCGAGGACAAAAATGGGTTCCTTCATTTGAGGGGGAGACAATACTGCAATTTATCCACGCAAATCTATGGCATTTATTTCCAAACATAGAAACATTGGCAGTATTTTTGGATAAATTTTATGCGCGGAGGCACTAATGGGATTCCTAGACTTTCTAAACCCTATCAAACAGGTTGCCAGTGTAGTTGGGGGAGCCGCGAAATTCATAGGTGAACGGATTTTGCCACCTAAGAAGATGTCGGAGTCTGAGAAGGCAGATAAATACGCAACCATATTTGCCATATCCGAGGGTTCAACCGATTCGGCCAGAAAGATGTTTATGACCGAGATGCAGACACAGAAGCAACCCTGGCTGATTCGGGTACTCAATGGCTTTGTGAGGCCCTTTGGTGGTATTGGTTCACTTTCAACCGAGTTTTATGCCATCTGGGGGCAGAACCTATCTGCCTGGTTTGGCTTTAAATATTTCCCGGTAATGATCACAAAAGAACAACATTTTGTTTTGCTTTTAATTATAGGTTTCTACTTCGGCAGCCGATTGAAGGAGACATTAACGGGCAATGCTACAACGAGATAAATGATAACCCATTCATTTACAAAAGGCCCTTTTGAGTTTTTCGTTATCGAATTTGGCGAGCGTATCATCATCCTTAGAATAGGAGTGAACTAATGGCAGGCAAACAACCTGACAAGAAAGAGATATTTATTAATCCCGAGGATATCATTGAGATTGAAAAACCTACAGAATTAGAGAAGGCAGTATCCCAAGCTATAAATGAGTTTTTCATCGTGGAAAGGGACAACCGTGTCACGATAAACAATGTACGAGGGCTTATGTTCACGATACAAACGGCATTTAATAAAAACAAGGTGCTGACAAATGACAGAAGTAGAGAAAAGACTAAAACGAATACAGAGACTTAGAAAGGAATATGGTTTTCCGCCACCGACAAAGCCCAAGAAGGCGAAACCCACACCTACAACACCCAAAAGGAAAAAGCGGAGGGTTACACTTCCATCGGGTGTGAGGACGAAAAAGCAGATCAAGGAGTTTAAAGAGATAATGGGTTGGAAGTAGAGGAATATCATGCCGGGAAAAGGATGTAAAAAAACTCTAGCGGATAAACCAGGGAAGAAGGTTCCGGGTAGGGGAAAAGTAAAGAGAATCAGAACAATCGTTCCCAAGCCTGGGCGGTATATCCATATAAGGGTAGTATCCAAAAAAGGGAAAAGAGGCGGTACTACGGTTGCCGGTGGTGTTCAGAAGAAGAAAGGTAAAAAATAACAGAAGTGGCGAAAACCGCTGTCCAAAAAACCGAGCAACCGGAAATAAGCCAGGCCGACCTTACAATACTTGAGAACTACTCGAACTATTTTAAGTTCGTCTGGACATGGGCCTTTCAACAATTTGTGCAATGCAGACATTCGCTAATCGCCCTTTTTACCGGAAACCAGGCGATGAAAACCGCGTCCTGTGCATACAACTATGTACTGCGAATTCACGGTTGGCACCCGGTTCCCGAGAAAAACGTACTCTATTTTGAGTGTCCGGATAAGCATTATTTCAACATAGTGACGCTACCCAAAGATTGGATATGCCCCCAGTGCAAGCAGGAGATAAAGATTCACGAGAGAGGATGCAGGATATTCAGGTTTGCTTCGGAAGTCCTACCGGGGGAGAAGGCGACCACCGGAGATGCGAGTTCATCTGCGGAAGTCAAGAATTCCGTATATCCCGAATTCAAGAAATGGCTCCCCCCGTTTCTGATGAAAAGGGATATCACGTTTCGCAATATGGCGATGATTATTGCCGACCCCAATAGGGGCAAGGTATTATGTGGTCAGGAATACAAGGGCGATGATATCATAGTGGAGTTTGTGGCCTACAGCCAGACAGTGCAGAGCACGGCGGGAAAACAGCGATTGAGCGTTTGGGAGGATGAGGAACCGAATTGGGATTTTCATGAGGAACAACTGCCGAGATTGATGGCCGAGGATGGGGATCTGCTCTTGTCATTAACAGCCGCTAATAGAATATGTTTTGATATAGAGACAGAAATATTAACTCAGAATGGTTGGGTTAATGATAATACAGTTAAGACAGGGCAATTAGCCTTAACATTCAACACTGAAACAAAGGATTATGAATGGCAACCCATTGAAGGAATGTTTAAAGAATATACTTATGATGATAAAATGATTTCCTTAAAATGTAAGGGGTTTGATGCTTTAGTAACACCTGAGCATAAATGGCCCATTGTTCATAAAATTAATGGAAAGATAGAACGAAGACAGACTAAAGATTTAAAAACTCATCATAAGATTTTTAGAGCAGCACAAAATACAATAGAACATTCGCAAGTATATGAAGATTGGTTTGTAGAGTTGGTTGGATGGTTCTTGACAGATGGAGCAATGCCTACAGAGAGAAGGCAAATTTTTATTCATCAATCTTGGACAGCCAATAAAGATAAATGTTTAAAGATTAAAAAAATCGTATCTAACATAAACAATGTAAAAAATAAGCATAATAGATATATCAACCATCCAGGAGAGGGTGGAGAAGGAATTAATTACACATGGACTATTAATGGAAAAGAAGTTGATTTGTTGCGAAGTTTATTTCCCACAAGAGAATTAACATCAGAATTTGTTTTCTCTCTTACAAAAAAACAACAAAGTTTATTGTATGAAACCCTTATTGATGGTGATGGATGTCGATCTGGTGTTACAGACAGATTTAGATGCACAAGAAAGACTCTCGATGCTTTTCATATTTTGTGTATTTTATTGGGAAGAAAATCAACAGAAGAATCAGAGATTACAAGTCATGGTGCTATCGTATATAGGGCGAATATACAACGATTAAATTCAAAACGGTATAAACCTTTTACCCATGTATGCAGTTTAAAAAGAGAATATGTAGATTATAAAGGCATAATATGGTGCCCTACAGTTGCTAAAAACAATACTCTTGTTGCAAAGCGGAATGGCACAATTTACATCACATCCAATTCATGGACGTATGACGAGATATTTGAACGCGCCCAGGTTTATATCCGGACTAAGGCTGTTTGTGACTTCTTGGAAACCTCCGATTACAAACCCGAACAGATTGAATATACCGAAAGCCCGAATTCTATCGCGGTAATCCAAGCGGCCACCGATGATAACCCTACCCTCACCAAAGAAGCGATAGAAAACCAGATGAGCCAGTATGACGACCCAGATGTTGTCGCTACCAGGCGATTCGGCGTACACAAGCAGGTCAAGGGTAGGATATTCAAAGGGTTTGATTACTCGATCCACATGATTGACAAGGACACATATTTCCCCTATGGCATACCCCACTTTTGGACGCATGGCAGGGGGATAGACTATCATCCCCAGACCCCGTGGGCGTGTGGCTGTATGTCTCTGTCATCGGAGAACGAGGCCGTTATATGGTGCGATTACAATCCCTCGCCCGACAAACTCATCACCAAGGAAATATGCTACAACTTCGCTTTGATGGGAAAGGACTACAAGTTCATCCTCAATCTCATAGATCCCTTGTCCGAGGGCATAAAGAAAGATAAGATAACCGTACTCGATGATATCAACCGGGAATTTCACGAACTCAAACGGGAAGGTATTGGGACCGGGGCGTACTGGCAGACATGGGACACCAAGGGCGAAAAGGGCCGGGATGAGATAAAGAAGAGGCTGAAAAACTCCAGGGAGTGCGGGAGACCGTTCAACAACAAAGTTACCAAGGATGGGAGGACAATCTTTCTGCCCACCCTATGGATTCTCAATGATTGCAAGACTGCGGCCAAGATGATGAGGATGTGGCGGTGGGAAGAGTTTGTAGCGGAGAAAGACAGGATTCAGAGGGGCGAGAAGAATAAGGCGCAGGATAAATGGAGTCATTTTAATATGGTGGTGGAGGCCCTGTTCAAGAACCCTGCCTTCAGGCCCAGGAGGGAAAGGCCGGAACGCCGTGTAGATAAACCGAAACGATATTTTCAAGGGAGGAGATGAATCTAAAGATTAAAGTTTGGCCCTGTGCCTATTGTGTAACAGATGCTTTTTGGGAAAAAGATATTAATGAAAAAAGTCTTATTCCTGCGGTCCCACAATATTATTCGGAGTTTGAGTTTAACCAACACTTAAAAATAAAACATCCTATAATTTATAAATATTTCCAGGGGAGGAGATAAGATGTGGAATTTTATAACAGTTTGTCTAGGGGTAATAATTGGCGTAATTCTAATCATCTATTGGCCCACAAACCCTTTTTTTAAATTGTTGGATAAAATACTTGATCCGATATTTAAAAGGATTCCATAAGGAGGTAGGATGATATTTCTAATTTGGTCAAATTATGATGGCATGGAGATAGAAAAATTTGAAGAAGTTAAAGATGCTGAGCTTAGAGTTGCTGAAATAAAAGCGATTGAAGATGATGAAAATGCCCATTATGGCACACAAATTCATGCAGTAATTCAAGGCAGTGAATATCAAATCGAAACCATAGAAGTAACCTCTAAAGTGAGGTTGAGGTGATGGGGAAAATAGAACTAAAATGTAATTACGAAGCAAGGAGTTGTTTTTTTTGTGGGGAAACACTCATTTACAGAAAGGCCGGATATACTTGCTCCAAGGAAGATGTTCAAAGGATTATTAAAGATCATGGTTCATTTGAGTGGGGCAGATATATAGTTGGTCGTGCTACTGTATGTAAATCCTGTGCTGATGATATAGCAAGTCTCAACGATGAAGAGGAGTATTAATATGCCCGAGATACAAGCCAATTTTGCGTCCGTCTTATTCGGTGAAATGGCAAAGAAACAATGGGGCATCGTCAACAGGAAAGGGAATAAAATAGCGCGCAACTATAATAGGGTTTTAAAAAATGGCAAGGGATTGAGTTTTCCTGAAGCGATATACGAATCAGGTTTGCCAGAGGCGTCTGTGTTACGTAAATTAATAGGAGAAAAATAATGCCCCTCTATAGCTTCGACTGCCCTAAATGTGGTGCCCGTGTCCAGAAGGCCCTTGTTGGCCGTCAACGCTGGATGGACTGCCCCCGGTGTGGAACCATGATGAAGCGGCAGGGATATACCAGGGAGAACACCTATTTGGACGATCAGAAAGGCAGGGACGAGCATAACATGGAGAAAATCAAGGAACGGGAATGGAAGGAGAGGAATAGGTAGATGCCTTTATATGATTTCCGCTGCAAGCACTGTAAACGCATCTTCGAGATATTTGTCCGGCTCCACAAGTTCGACACGAAGATAAGGTGCCCGAAGTGCAAAAGGGTCTTAAAACGATTGATAAGCCCGGTGGTGTTTAAGATATGACACACCCCCTCGTTAAGCTACTACAGAATTTCCTTGACACGAAGAAGGTTGGTAATATATCATTCAAGGGCATAATTCAGATAGGCAAGCATGATATACCGGTTGAGACTGAGATTAATATGTTCAAGGGCGGGATAAGCCATGTGAACGTGAGGGAGACCATTAAGGGGGAGATGTTGGAGGAGTGATGTTTTATTTATGGTATGTAGACCTTTTATTTATTAGCAAGACTGGATCTATTTTCGACCTTGGAAATCCTCCATTAAATGGAATTGGAAATCAAACTTTACCAGCTAGATGGTGGGGGGAGTGATGGAAGAAAAAATTCCTTCTTTTTATCCGGGGATATTTATAAAAAAAAGTGAGGATAAAAAAATAATACAATATCCTTGGTATGAGTTTACTAAGGCAACAGAAGAAAGCGGGAAATCATTAGCAGAATTGTTTGATTTTAAAACCGGGACATTGATATGGCGGAAAGATGAAGACATGATGCAGATAACGACGGCGTAATATAACTTAGGGACGCTCTAATCAACTAGAAGCCCTACTAGAAGGCTATCAAGTCTTTTGGTGGGACTTTTTTATTTGGGGGAACCAATGGGACGACCAAAAGTAAACCATGAATTCGATGAGCGGGTAGAAGCAATACTCGCAAGCAAACTCCTCACGGGCGAGTACGAGACCTACAAGGGATTCTCCCGGCAGGATAATGAGGACTATGAAACCTACGTTGCCCTTCTCGATGCCGAACGCCCGGAGAAAGAATATGACTGGATGAGCGATATCAGTATACCGGAATTTGCCGCCCACGTCCTAACGCAATCATCCCTTGATGTGGCCCAATATTTCCAGACCAGGGACTTTGTGGAATGCTATATCGAGGATGAGGGCGAGCAATCCCTGAGAAATGCGGCTGCCACGAAAGAACTCATCAACCGCACCCTCAATCAAAACCACCTGTACCATTATTTCAAGTTCGTCCGGGGAAAGCTCAACAACAATCTGAGCGGCAGGGTATACGCCGAGTGTTGGTGGGAGCAGGAAACCAGGCGGGATATCGTTGGCATTACCAGCCGGAGAGAAGAGCTGGATTATGATATTTACGGCAATGATATCGTAGACAGGGAAATCCAGGTTCCCGCTACAAAAGTGGTGGAAGAGGACCAATACGGCCAGGTTCCCGTGATAGACAGGTTCAACTATGAGATACTCGACCCCCGGAATGTAGTCACTGACAACAAGTACGTCTATTCGCTCCAGCAAAAGGATTTTATATACCTCCGATCAGAGAAAACCCTAACGGATCTGAAAAAGGCGAAAGCCAAGGAAGGCTATATCAACCTACATCTTTTGGAGGATAAAAAAGGGGTAGAGCAGACAGAGACAGCCAGGGAAACCAGGGACAAGGATAAAAACACGCCCCCTGCCCCCGTTTTCATCGGGGAAAAGCCGTTCGATATCTACAAGCGGCTCGGCAAGTATTGGGCGATAGTACAGGAAAGAGCAGAGGACCAGTACCCGATAAAGGTGAAACCGGGAATAGACATGGACGGGAAACCATTGAGCAATGCCGAGTTTATAGAAGTGATTATGGTGTTTGCCAAAGCCGCCGGCCATTCAACCTTGATTGCCTTCCACCCCACGCCCTATGTCGATTCAGCCGGAACACCCTATAAACCCGTGATACGGGGTCTTTGCTACATCCACCCCTCCAAGGACGGGGGCATGGGTGACGGTAAATATGCCCGAGACCTGCAAAAAGGCATAGACGATACGGCCAATGTGAGCAATGACAGGGTAATGCTTGCCACTCTCCCTACCATGAAGGGCAAAAGATACGTCACCGAGGATAACACTTCGCTTTATATCGAACCCGAGCATGTCATTGAACTTGAAAATCCCAAGGAAGACCTTGTGGAGATGGAGATAGACGATGATATCCAGGGGGCTATGATCCAAATAAACATGTATTCGACCAAGATGGATCAGGTTATGTCCATTTACCCGACCACAATGGGGGATCTGCCCGGTAAGGCCAGTACAACCGCAACCGCCGTAGTGGGCGCAGAAGGGAAGGTAAGCAACCGGACAAACTATAAGTCCATGACCTTTGAACATACCTTCCTGCATGAACTTTACTGGATGATACAGCAAATGACCTTTACCTTCGCCTATCCGCAGACAGGGCTCAAGCTAATGGGCAAAAAGGTTTACGATTTCAACCCCACCCTCGATTACACCTTCAAGCCGCTTTCTCAGTCCATAGAATCCGAACAGTCCAAGATGGCAAAATTAAGGATGTGGCAGCAGATTTTCACCATTGCTGTGCAGACCGGCAAGGCGAATACGATAAATTATGTGTTTGCCAAGATGTGCGGTTTGATGGGTGATGAGTATGTGAATTTTGCGGAAGCGTTTCTCGCAACCGATATCGAGCCGAAAGGTCAAGGTGGAGGTGGGCAACCGGGCATGGAAGGAAGCCCCTCTAATCAGAATCAGATACCTATGAGCTCACAAGAGGGAGGGGCCAGAGAAGCGATGGGAGGGTATGGATAAGAAAATAGTTGACATTAGATTTTTAGTTGTATATGATTAAGCGTAACTTACACTTTTTAATTATATAGAAACTGATTTCTTTGATTAAGGAAGGAGGATGAGATGACCTGGTAAGCAGTTAGATTTTTTGGTTTAATCTAGGGACGCTCCCGATAAAGGAAGCCCTATGGAGAGGAAACCCCTCTTCATGGGGCTTTTTTTATTAGAACCAAACTAAGGAGGGTTATGCCTGAGATCAACGTGGATGATGTAGAGAGATATACCAAGAGGCATGGGGCCGAGAGGACTTCCAGGCTCCTATCCGTCTTAGGCAAAGACAAGCAGTTTATAAACGCATGGGAAACACCTGCCGGAAAAGAGATTCTAGGCCACCTGTTAAGTATGACCGATGCGAAACTGGATAAGATTATCTCCGAAGAAGCCGATGAAAAGGACAGGGCAGAATACAGGGTGTGTCTGGAACTACTCAGGGATTTCAAGGACAGGATAAATTCTCATGCCAAGAATCTAACAACCATGAAGGAAGGGTAAACATGGCAAAAGAGAAGGAGAGTGAAGAGGCATTGAACAACGCTGTTGCGGGAGAAGAGGTAAAGGAACCGGAAGTCAAAGAACCGGAGGAAACCCCCGAAGCGATAGCGGCCAGGGAGAAATTAGAGGAGCACAAGGAACGCTCCGATCTGGGGCGAAAGGTCAAGGAATTGAACGAGAAGATAGATTCTGAAATAGGGTCTATCAGCGACAAGATTGATCAACTATTGGAAAAGAAGGAAACCCCGGAAATGGATGAGTTTGATGGAGAACGGATTCTCAACAAAAAGGAACTCGATGATTATTGGGATAAAAAAATGAGGGCCAGGGAATCTGCCCAAAAGAAAGCGGATGCCGATTACAACACGGCTTATTTCAGAACCATCGGCCAGTACAAGGCCAAAGAAGATGAGGCCGATTACGAGGCCATATTGAAAGAGTTTCAAGCCAACCACAACGTCAGGCGGTCAAACGATCCTCAAGCGGATGCCCGTTATAACTATCTCGAAGCATCCAACGCCTATTACAAGAAGAAATCAGGAACCCCGGAAAATCCCTTGAAGGGGAAAGGTAACGACTTGCCTCTCGGGGCAGGTTCCGAAGGAGAGCCGGTGGTTGAGAAAGAAACTCCGATGCCGAAACTCGATAGTTTCGCGGAAGATTATGTAAAAGCTACGGGCATGAGCGAAGAGGCGGTTAAAAAGGCACTGGCTTCTGATTTGCCCTTATCCATTGCTAAGAGATATTAGTAGAATTTAATTTTCAGGGACACTCAAGAAAATTGAAGCCCTACCGGGAGATATCCCCGTGGGGCTTTTTTTGTTTATGGAGGCAAGTATGGCTTACCAGCATAGGCTTCCCAAGGAATCACGAACCATCCCCGTGCGCGGCAATTCCGTGCGAGGCGGTGGGGAGGATTACGGCAAGTACTATCGCTGCTGGAATTGCGGGTTCATCTGTAACGTGGACAGAGATGAACTCGGTGGGCCGGAAAGCAAAGCCGATATTACGCCAACGGCATATACCCAGTTGGATCAGTATGGCAACACCGCCTATCACTGTCAGGGAGCAGCGGGTAAGACACAAACCATCTGCGAAGCGGCAGGAGGGACGTGGGCCAGTACTCGGTATCAACCGGTGGTGAATTCAGGTTGTCCATTGTGCGGCTCTCCGAATTGGAGAGGCGATTATTAACTAAAACAAGAAAGGAGTTTATCATGCCTATTTCACAGGCTTATGGCACTCCTCATGCGATATGGGTTCCAATCTACGGAGATGTTTATAACGGCGCTTGTGTATGCCGTGATAAATCTGCCGTTGCTGATGATTATGCGATGATTCAATTCCCTGTAGCTTCTGGGCACATGGCTCAGACCAATATTGATACGCCGTTTGGTGCCGTTATTGGGAACAACCTGAGAAGGCCGCTTTATAGTGCGGCTGGCAAATGTGAGTACATTTCCTATGTGAGCCCCCATGATTCTACTACCGAATATGTGAGCACAGGTGGGCATCTGGCTGCCGGGGCAAGGGAAGCAATGGTTAAATGTACTCTCATTGATCCCACCACGATTCTGAGAACAAATCTCGTGGTTACTGCTCCGGGAACGCCTCCAACGGAAGAAACGGTCGCTACTACTGATACTAATGGTCTTAGTGGCGATACAGTGGCTACCACAGATTGTACCCCGCTTGATGGGTTGTGTACTTATTATGTGAGGAAAGGCAAGAACGCAGGTCAATACAGAATAATGGATACTGTGAGTACCACAGAACATGATTTTAACATACCTATGTATGCTGATATGGAAGCGGGTGATACGGTTCTCGTGGTTAATCTTCCCTTGTTTGGTTATGGGAAGTGTCAGCTTGCGGCTACCTATTGCAACTGTTTCGATATCGCTGACGGATGTGGAACAAACAGTTACACCATTGATGTAATCAGACTTAACCTTGCCGAAAAAGGCAACGAATATTGTGAATTTCGTTGGAACATTATGAACTTTGGCCCGTATGCCACTCAAAGGGCATCATAAGGAGGAAATAAACTATGGCTAATCCACTGGACAGTGCAGCATTTGTGAGGTTGCTCGTAGAGGATCTCAGAGAAGTGTCGGAAAATGCCTACAATGAACTTCCTTCCATGATCCCTACTCTCTATCGGATGCTTGATAGTGATAGTGCATGGGAAGAGTTCTACAATGTAGGCGATGTGCCGGATATTCCAGAATTTAACGGCAAGATTACGTTTCTTGCCAGGTATCCGGGTTATCATACGAAAATTGAACCTAAAGAGTACGCAGGCGGCTTGCAGTGGGAACGGAAATTTCTCGATAACAAGAAATATAACGTTCTCCGTAATGAATCTGCTGGCCTGATGCGGGCAGCACATAGGGTGCGAGAGAAATGCGGTGCCAGGGCTTTTACTGGTGCCTTTTCAAGCGCCTTTGATTTCATGGAATCAGAGGAAGGCGTGTCTCTCTGTAGCACCGCTCACCTAACCAAGTCAGGAACTTCGACATCTTCCGGTTTTAGCAACTCTGGAACCACTGCCTTTTCTAAAACAGGTGTGGCCGCCACGAGAATCCTGATGAGGAAATTCAGAAGCGATATTTCAGAGCGGATCGATATTGGCGATAATCTGTCTTTGATCGTACCGGATTATTTGGCTGACGATGCCTATGAACTGGTGAAAACTCCCAAAGGCATGGATGTGGCCCATGATAACGTCAATATGGCTTACGGCCGTTATGAAGTCATTCCTTATATGAGGCTTGATGATTCGGATACCAATAACTGGTTCATGGTTGACAAGGCCCGGATGAAACAAGACTTGATCTGGATTGACAGAATAGCGCCCGAACCCAAAACCACGATAGATTTTATGACATATATCACGCAACAAGCTGTGTATATGAACATTGGCTATGGGTTTAAAAACTGGCGCTGGATCTACGGACAGAACGTGAGTTAAACAAAAATTAGGGGACAGCCTGACGAGGGCTTCCCCTAATACAATAGGGTAAGCGAGAGTGTGATTCTCTCGGGACGTGCATGAGACAGGGCAGGTTTCCTAGAAAGGATTTATTATGAGTTATACACATTTCCCACACGGGATAACAAGTTTTGGTGTACCTGTTGGCCCCAATACGCAGGGGCTCACTGGAGATGCCTTTTTCGTAACAGCGGCAGACTCCACAACCAATAAATTTAGGACATGGTCTGAAGCTAATCTTCCCCATGATAAATTATTTACTACGGTAGCCGATGCTTATGCTGCTTGTACGACTGGCCGGAACGATACAGTCTATGTTTTTCCTGGAAATTACACAGTCACCGCATCTTTAACATGGGCTAAAGACCAAACACATTTAGTTGGTCTTGGCGGGCCGAATCAAAGGCATTGTCCTACAACGGCTACTGAAGGTGCGGTAAGGGTTTATTGTGCAACTTCGGCAGTGGATAACATTTTTAACATTACTGGCAACTATGTGCAGATTCATGGACTCCAAACTATGAACACATATAGTGGCAATGATAACCGTTGCGATTTCCTTATTTCCGCTAAGAATACTTATATGAATAATTGTCGTCCACGGGGAGGGAATGGTGCCAATCAGTTAAATCATGCTGATGGTGGTGTTCCTCTTATTATTGCATCAGGGACGGCAGGAGCGGGTAACGCATTTACGGCAGAAAATTGCCTTTTTGGAAGTGCCGGCAATAATGCCCGTACGGTTGGAGCAGGTGCAGTATTGTTTGAGGGTGGTGCGGTGGCTGGTTTTGCACCAATTTTCCGTAACTGTCAGTTTGAAATGAGATGTGAAACTAGCGGAAGTTCTGATCCGAAGTTAATTCATCTTGCAGCGGATTATGCAGTTGATCGTCTGTTGCTCTTTGATCAATGTACATTCTATAACTTTTACGAAAATCTTGCAGCTATGCCGGATTATTGTATCGTTGATGATTGTGGGTCAACTCACATGATAGGTCTCAAAGACTGTTTTATGTATGGGTTTGATTATTGGTGCAACCTAGCCACATATTGTTTTACCAATACTGCTGATGCAGTTGGTTATGGTGGTAAATCTATCACAATTACTACAGGTTAACAGGAGGTTTTATGCTTACGATTAAAAAACCATGTCCAGTATGCCAAGGATCTGGAACCATACCTACTGCTACAGGACAAGGAGAGGATTGTACCATTTGTAATAAAACCGGATATGTGGAAATGGGTGTAATTGACGTTTCTGATATCACAAACAAACTTGATACAATCACAGCAGCTTTGACTAAAATCTGGAATAAAGTAAAATAACCTTAAGAGCATACTGAATTACACATAGGGACGCTCTAGTCAATAGAAACCCTCCAAGGATAGATGACTTAAATCACCTTCTTTGGGGGGTTTTTTGCGTTCAATCTTCAGGCAGGTTTGATGAGAGTCTGTCTGGATACAAAAGGGTAAGCGGGTGTGAAAATCATCCGAGCGACTCCATGAGATGAGGGGAGGCGTTCCAAAAGGAGAATATGATGGGACTCACGCAATTTCCTAACGGGATAAGTTCATTTGGTGTGCCTGTAATCGGGGGTTCTCAAATTCCCGTAACCACAGGTACTTATTTTTTCGTAGACGATTCAGGCTCTAACGCTAATGATGGTAAAGATCCGGATCATCCGTTTGCAGACATAGACTACGCAATCGGTCAATGTACGGCTAGTAAGGGTGATGTGATTTTGGTTATGCCTGGTCATAGCGAAGATCCGATTGTCAGCATTACAGCCGATATTGCGGGAATCTGCATTTATGGGTTGGGATGGGGTGCAAACAGACCGACTATCACTTTCGGTGCATTAGGGGCGACATTTGCTATTACAGGGGCCTCAGTAAGGGTCTCTAACCTGAGATTTGATCTTGGTACTGTAGCAGCCACGGTTACAAATGCTATTAATATTACTGGTGAAGCAGCCATAGTTGATGGTTGCGAGACCGTGATGCATGCCACTTCACAATTCACTAATCTTTTGACTGCTACGGATGCACAGTTTGTTAAGATTTACTACAACAAGTTCCACAGTCTACATACGGCAAGTGCAACTTCAGGAGTAGTTGTTGATGGATGTGATGACCTCGAAATTGTAGGCAATCAGATTGCAGGTCACTTTACTGAACATGCCCTTGATAACACCACTCCAGGTTCGTGCGATGAGATTTTGAGGGCGTATATAGCTGACAACTCAATCAAGAATGACAGCGTTACCGCAGGTGATATGGCAGTAGAACTTGATGCCAATGCAACCGGAATCTTTGCTCGGAATATGTTATCCGGTGGATTAGCAACTACGGCTGCTAACTATGACATCGGCAATATGAGTTGTCTGGAAAGTTACATTGTTGATGATTTTGGTGTGGATGTTCACGGTATCGTTCTTGGTACTGCCGCTGAGTAAAAACTAAGGGGGGCGATAAAGCCCCCCTTCAACAAGGAGATAACAATGGGCTTTTTACGAGCAGATGGGATGCCGCCTGCTAACGCTTCCGGTATCGTAGAAGAAGAGAATGCCAGCCTTCAGATCATAGAGTCGTCATCCAGAAATGCAGGTCTATACCTCTATGTAGAGAAGATCAATATCTCGGTCTTTAAAGCTGCTGTGGGCGGTAATGGTATTCTTACTATCCAAACAGATGATGCCGATTGGATGTGGTCTATTGATGTAGATAGCGTAAAGGATTTTTCTGTGGACTGGGGCGAAGCTGGCGTGAAGGTTAGTGACCTGGTAAATGAGGGCTTGCAGGCTATTCTATCGGGAGCAGATACGCAGGCATCCGTGTCTGTAGGTATCACAGCTCACTATGATAGGAGGTAAACATGAACATTAAACCACTGTGCTTTTTATCAACGGTAGCTATTACTACCACTCAGGAACGCTTGACACCCTTGGACTTAAATGTAGGGGCTGTTCTTATCACCGCAGAAAGATCCAACACGGGCTATGTCTACATTGGTGATGAGAATGTCTCAAGTACTCATTATGGTGCGGACTTATCTGCCGGAGATAGTATCAGGATGACAGCCATAGACTTTGGATACGAGGCTGGCACCCAAATTTCCCTTACAGATATCTGGATTGATGTCAGCGTTTCAGGGGATGGCGTTTCGGTGATGTACATGGAAGAGGTGTAATCATGGAAATAGAGAGAGCACGTAAGGCTTATCATTATCAATCAGCGGCGATAGATCTTTCAGAAGCTAGTGCTACTTTAGATAATCTTATTTTCATCCCTCGCGCTGGAACATTGCTGCGAGCAGCTATGATATTTATAGAAGCAACCGATGGCTCAGTTGATACTATGGCAGTCAAGGTGGGTTACGCCAATGCTGATGGTGGAAGTGATGATGTTGATGCCTATGTTTTGGGTACAACCGATCAAGCAAATGGCTTAATATCTGCGAGTCAAGCTGTCGGCACGGTTCAAGAACTAACCTTAGCGTCAACCGCTCTCACGGCTGGAAAAATGATTACCATTTCGCATGTAACGGATGAGGCTGAAGCCGGGACAGTGTACGTTATCTTAGAATATGAATTTTAACCAAAGGAGATAATATGAAGGACATCGAATTTTTTGGACCGATAGACCGCAAGGAAGGCAAACCGGATGGCATAGTAACTTCAGAGTACCCAGTCTGGATGCACGGATTTCAGATTGATGAGCTACGAGAAAGCCACGACAGGAAAGAGCGGGAATTAAAAGAAAACCGGATTCCCTTTGAGCATGTGGTCGCGGCAAGAGAAGAATTGAAACGAGAAAAAGCTAAACTCGATCTCATAGCGAAATCCAGGCCCAAATTGAATGATAAGCAAAAAGATGAACTTCATGCAGTATACAAAGAGCTGGGAAAAGACATTAAAAACTACATGTATACCCGTAGTGAAATGATGCTCGGAACTGCCAACGCACATGAAGAGGCTGATAGGATGATTACGCCAAGCATTACCGTACATCCTGAAATAGCAAGAATGTGTAATCTTCAGGTTGCCGATGGCAAGGTTAGCAGAGATGGTGCCTCAAAAGCATTTAAAATAATCGGAAAAATGTTGGGAGAACCGACGAATGTTGAAACCCTGAGAAGGGATAACGTAACCGTGAGAACTGGGGGGAGGCCCAAAAAAGGGGAGTAAATGGATGATATGGCTACTTCCGGGTATGGTTACAGCATCATCCTGAAATACACAAAGACTAGGTAATCCTTTCCTTGGCCTCCTTCCCAAACGATAGGAGAAGTATTGATGGACGGGAAGGAATACTTGTATGCATTAGAGCAGATCCTAGATGAGGATGGCCTTGCTACATGGATGAAGGATAAAACATCCTTCTGGTTTCTATGGGAAGGTGCCAAGAGATATGTAGCAAAGACAAACTGCCTCACCTCTTACCAGGATATCGCCACCGTAGCAGATCAGGTGAACTACGTACTCGATGTGAAGTACCTGAAGCTCTATCTGCGCGATTCTTTCAACCGCTTCTATGTCCGCTACTACGATCAAACCAACTACCATTTCATTACCTGGAAGGATTATGAGGACATCATTCATGCCAACACCTACCAACTCGTAGCAGATGCAAGTCAAGAAGGCGTAGATGTTCCTGACCATTTCTCTATCCGAGATAAGCAATCCCTCTATTCCCAGATAACCGGATCGGCTACATCGGCAGGAGCTTCCTCCGGAGGTGAATGCACCCTCACCAATACAGATGCCCTTTTTACCACCACGGAGTATGTAAGTGCGGGGGATATCATCCACAATACAACTGATGAAAGCGATGGAGTGGTATTGTCGGTGACTAGTGCAACAGCCCTCGTGTGCGCTTTATTTGGCGACGGGACAGACAATGATTGGACAGATAAGGATGATTACGTAATCCAACCCCAAGGCCGATATGAACTCATCCTCGACCCACCCCCGGACGATGAGGACGACACGGTACGGGTGCAGTACATAGAGCGGCCCGAGCCGGTATTCAGCGATTACGGGGTTTATCGATTCTCTCAGCAGGGTTCAGAGGCGATCATAGACTATGCAGCGGCCAAGTATAAGTACCGCGATGACCAGAGAGAATTCGCCAGGGAATTCCTTGGCCTCTGGGACATGAAAGTAAAAGAGGATTACACCAACATGAGGCCCATGATTAAGAAAAGAGGCTTCAAGGTGAATTTGAAGAAACGGGCATAATGGCAAGCGGGAAACAACAAATATTAGCTATAAACACGGTTCCTTTCAGGGGAGGGGCGAAGACCGCCATAGAAAAGGCACTTATCCCCGGAGGCGGGTATTCCATGATTCAGAATATGCGTCAGGCACACCCTGGGATGGAGCAAAGAAAGGGATGCGCCAGAAAGCACACTACCGAAGAAGGGACCAATAAGGTTTTATCTCTATATCAGTTTTCCAAGGGAACCCGGACAGAACGGCATTTCTTCGCACAATTCGAGAACGGAAATCTACTTGAAGCAGAGGATAATCCACCCACTGTAACCACGGGTGGTTTCGGAAATGATGTGCATGACAGCAACAATTATGCTGCCATAATTCCCGCTTCATGGAGCAACATCAAGGATCTCATGCTTTATTCTAATGGTGCGGACCAGCATCAAATCTATGCGGGTACAGCGAACTATGTAACGAAATTCATCAAATACGACAGCGCAGACACCGAACTCCCTGATATCCCCGATGAGGATTACACCGATTACAGCAAGGAAGTCACGGATGGTGCCATTACAACCTTTGCCGTGCTTGATTCTTTAGATACCTATGACAATAACGAGTGCATACTTATTTGTACCCCTGTTCCGGCCAATAGGTTGACCTGGGCGTTCGTTGCGGGCCACGAAAACGATACCCAAGCCGTGGGAACGCTGAGTTATCGGAAATCGGATAATACCTGGGAGGATACTGAAGAAGTAGATAATACCAGTAAAGACGATACGGATACTCTTGGTGAAAACGGTACTATGACATGGAGCCATCCTGACGATGAAATCCCATTCTATATGTTCGGTATATCCGGGTTCTGGTATCGGTGGGAAACGGCCACACAACTTGACGCTGAGGTAGAAGTATCATCCCTCACCTACGGGAGCGCCTTTCAGAACATTGTGAACCTATGGGATGGGATACCGCAGTATGCGATTGAGGCACGGTTTTTCGATAATAGTGCGAGCGTATACAAGCAAACCGCACAATCCCTTGGAAGAGGAAGAAGTGGAGGGACAGGAGGCATAGGGAAAGCCATTCGCTATGATCCCGGCAAGACCTTAGAACAAGCGGAAGCTGAGAAGTACAGCGTCTTTTCGGGGGAGATGGTGGAAATCGATTCAATGGTTCATTCCGCCGATGATTCGGAGGATAGGATTTATTTCTGCTCTGCGGACCCTATTGCCGCGCTTTATATTGATGTAGGGGATACACCTAATACGAACAGTACGTCTGCTATAGCTGGTATTGAAACATGGACGGGAATAGACTGGACATCGGTAGGGACTATTGTGGACGGCACGAGTGGGTTCGCTAATTCCGGTTGGATTACCTGGGGGAGACCGACAACGGCGGCAAAGCCCGTGCAGTTCCAGAAATCCCGGTATCTTGCCTACTGGTATTATATCTATGTATCAACGGCGACCCTAAGCTCAGATGTCCAGATATCCATCGAAACCATGCCTTTCTTTGATATCAAGGAAGCGGGGGAAGTGGGCAAAGCATCATGTGCCTGGAAGGGGAGAGGGACTTATACTTTTGATAGATATCCTTGGTATGTTTACGTTTCTGCTGGATATAACCCCTTGATGCTCAACGGAAATGACTTTGCCATATTTGAATCGGGAGATGGAAGGACAAACCCCGTTGTCTGCATGAAACAGTTCTATAACGAGCTTCTGGTATTCCAGGAGGAGAGAGGTGTTGAGGGCGGCTGCATAACGCTCTTTGAGGGGAACGCCGTTGATAATTACGGTAAGGTACTCGTTACATCCAAGGTAGGAACATTCAGCGCCAAGAGTGCGGTTGTGGTGGATGGTGTTTTGACCTCCACGGCTACAGAGGAAAAATTAAAGACTCTTGGATTTTTCCTCAACCGTTATGGAATGGGCGTGACCGATGGAATGAGCGTATCGATTGTCACTGATGATATTCGGAACTACTTTGACCCGAAAAAATCCGAGTGTATCAGGCGCGGATATGAAAAGGAAAACTTCATCTTTCACGATACGTGCGACAATGTACTACGCCTCGGATTAGTTTCAGGAGAACCCGTTTTAACCAGCACGACAACAAGTACGGTTCCCTACAAACTTGTCGATACTGCGGGAGCTTTCACGACCAAGAAGGAACTCACTACTCATCCCATAACCCATAAGATAGCAAAAGGGGATACGGTTTATAATACGACCGATGCTACTACTGCCTTGGTTGTCAGCGTAAATAGCTCGATAGAGTTAACCCTTGATACGGATATTATGGCTTCCGAAGAGTCCGAAGAGGGATATGAAATCTATTCCGCAACACCTAATTTATTTCCCGTTTTTGATTTGGTAGACAAAACATGGAGCTTTGATGTCCTTGGTGTAAACCTTTCCTGTATGTGCGAGGTAGAAGCGGCAAGCGGTGAAGTAGCCATACTTCAATATGGTGGAGGGGTAGGTGGGCACTCGGAGTTTTCAGGCGTATGTCATCTTAATACAGGAACTAATGATGTAGACATAGACAATACTTCCCACGCCATAGATGCCTTTGCCACGATGGAACTCGACTATGGCGGGAATTTCCTCGCGCTCCGCAAGATGCTTTTGCGGGTGAAATCACAGGCAGCCGGAAATGTAATCGTAACACCTTCCCGCAACACCCGGGAAGGAACGGCGGTCAATCTCCCCATGACGGCGGAAACAACCGGGGATGCGTTCAGGAGGCATAAGATAGGCATGGATGTTCAGGACCCTCATATCAGCCTGAAATTCCAGAACGCCACGGCAAGCCAGGAACTATATCTTTTAGATGTGGGGTATGAACTGTATGCAAAACCAAGTCACTAGGAGATGGTTCAATACGCCCTACCCCTTTAAGGAGTTGGGCAGGGAAAGGATAATCGACAGGCCCCTTACCGAGGGTGGGTTCTGGAAAAAGAAAGAATTGCCCGAGATTAAGGTGGAGAAAGAACCGGACAAATGAGTTGGGATGATTGTGCGGCTAAGAACTGGGAAGATTGCAAGTTTACTAATTGGACTGATTGCATCTGGGATATGCACTCGGTCACGAATTTTACAGGCAAAAAATATGATGCCCAAAAAGCAAAAGCAGAAAAATTGCCAATGATAACAATCATAGATCCAGGGAGAAAGCCATACATGGAAACCGATTATAACGAGATGATGAGAGAATATCCCGATAAATTTTACAGGCGTTAAAATGCAATACGGTACATTTAAAAAGCCATATATGGCGATAAATTTGGGTCAGACCAAGCAACAACACATGGAATATAAGGGAGGGAAAGATTCTGTATTAGGAACGGATGTCCCTGCTCCTCCAGAGGAGGAAGCAGGGGGACAATATGGGTGGTTCTCCATTCTCGACAATACTCATTGGAAACCTGAAATGGATGAATATGGATGGAATTATTGGTTTGGCGATAAATGGGTAGACGATGGTACTCATGGAACTATGATTGCGTTAGAGGCTATCAATGATTGGACAAAGAATTTTTATCCAGAAAAAATATCATTCAATACAAGCTATCCAACCATTCCTGTGTATTTTCATCTAATGGATGAAGACTGGACGACTTTGGTTTTTATCGAACCCGCTATAGTAAACAAGGAGACAAGGATAAATTGGCCGATGGAAAAAAAACCTGTGAAATATCTTTTTATGGAGCATTCAGGAACATACGACCCAGTACCTTATGATTTAACAGAACTAGAGTTTTTCATTCCAAAGCCTTAAAGGAGAACAACAATGACATATTCAACAGCACCGAGTGGGGGAGAATGGGGACAGGATGAACGCGGAAATTGGGGTTATCATTCTGGAAGTCCTGGGAGCGGGACAGACCGAATATGGAATCCTGAAACCGGCACATGGGATATCCCACCATCTAGCAGTAATCTAGGAGGCGGTAGTGTCAACTGGGGGAGTGGTGGTGGCCAAACTGGAATCTGGGAAACAACTACTCCCGGCACTCAAACACAAACTACTACGCCTACTGTCCCTGGCATTCCGGCACCATCATTTAATTACACCCCGACATTGCCTGATTTGGGAGACATACAACTTCCCGGTATGCCAGAAATGCCCGAATATAACGCCCCTGCCGCTCCCGTTATGCCTACTTTTGAGGCACCTGAAGCTCCATCTGCACCCAAATTTCAAGCCCCCGCATGGAGCGAGAAAGCAATTAGCAGTATGGCTCAGAAAAAGGCTGCTCCTGGTGTGCGTGGATTAAAAGAAGGGCTAAGGGAAATGACTGCCAAGATGGGCAACGACCCTATTTCGCGCCACAACGCTAGGGAAGCCATGACCGGATATGGCAGGGGATTAAGCCAGGTCATGGGAGAGGCCCACAGTGCAGCGGTCCAGGAATATAGTGCCAAGTATGGCTATCAATTCCAAGCGGCGGCAATGGACTTTGAGGCCGAAGCCGATGCCATAGCCAGAAAGTATCAAGGGGATTTGACTGGACGGCTTGCTGAATACAATGCCGATGTCGGAGCTGTCATGGCGAAATATCAAGCCGATGTATCAGCGGAGAATGTTCAGTTCCAGGCGGCTTTCCAGAGCATGATGAACCAATATCAGATAGAGGCGCAGGCTTCTATGGCCCAATATGAGACTGAAGCGAATCAAGCGAATCTCTTGGTTCAGCTTGAACAACAGGCCGCTATCGTTGATTTTCAATCTCTCATGACGGAATACATGGCTCAGTTCGGATCAACTACAACCACTACCCAGGAACCTACTATTACAGAACAGATTAGGGGGCCAGTTCAGGAAGGTGGAGGTAATCAACCTTTCGGGGGTGGCTATCCCACGGAATTCAGTCAATTCAGAGGGCCACAAGGAGTTCTTCCGCAATGGGAACAACGGGTAGGCTGGGGAAGAAATAGATAAGGAGAAAACAAAATGCCTATTAGACCACCAATACCTTTAGGAGTAAGAAGTATGCGAGGGCCGCATGAGGCGCTTACATATCCGGCTGAGATGTTGCCGGAGGTGGAGAAATATTATTATGGTCCAGAAAAAGAATATGAGGAGTCAGGCTTGCCCTATGGAGCAGAAGGTGGAATCATGCATAAAGCACCTTCACAGGAGAGCATGGGGCAATTAGAGGAAGGCTATCGTTCTGGTCGCCTAAAATCTCCCGCCGCTATCAAGACAGGGGAAGGATACGAGTTTTATAATGTCCCGGAGGAAAAAGCCCCTGAAGCACCTCAACAACGTGGCATCGACAAACAGAAAATCATGGGAATGTACTATGAGCGGTTCGGCAATCCAGACGACTACGATGTTGAAGCGGAACTGGCAAAGGCTATGGTTGATGAGGACAAGAAGCTGAGGAAAAGCTATGAAATCCCGGAAGGTGTGGATCTCAAGCGCGTCCATCCTCAAATCAGAGCGGCATATAACAAGGCCAGAACTCAAAGAGAATTGGAAACGTATGACCGGAAAAAGGATGAACAGGCCCGGATGGTGAAGCATAGGGATAGCGTGGTTAAGCAGATAGATAATGCCATAAAGGAGCAGCAGGAACGGGCCAAGGAGGAGAGGACCAAGAGGGAGAAATTGGCAACGGAAGAAAGGGCGGAAACAAGAAAACTGGCCGCAGAAGGAAGAACAGAGGAAAGAAAAATAAGGGCAGAGCAAAGAGCGAAGGAAGGTGAAGGAGATGATTTAAAACGACCACAGATGCTCGATGATTGGAGAGCGGATTACAAGATGCTTCAGAACCAACTAAAGACGGATTATGGTGACTTTAATCCCATGACCGGCTTATGGATACCTAATAGGAAAACCTACGCTGAATACAAGAAAAAGCAACAGGAACTACAGAGAGAGTATGAACTAGGGATGCGAGATATTTTTTCCGGTAAAATCCCGAAGAGAATGGGCGGTGTGTTGGTTTCAAAAGAAGCGAAGAACGATTACGTGGGAAATCTCATAGGCAAACTGACCGAAGGATATTAGATGGAACTGCCGGAAATAGAACCCTTTGTCTCATGGGAAGAGATAGAACAACACCCTGATTTTTTGAACCTGGATGATGATAACAAACTAACCGTCAAAACGAATTGGTTCAAGAAAGAGGTTGAATCATCTCCTCAATGGGAATCCCTGCCAGATCACAAGAAAAGGGTTGCATGGCATAACTTCTTAACGGATACCCGCCTACCTACTCCTGCTCAAGAAGCACTTGAACATAAAGATCCTGTAATGACAGCCTCTTTAATGGTAGCAGGTGGGGCGGCTCAATTACCGAAAGCGGCTATTGTAGGTGGAAAGACCCTGCCCGCTTTCCTGAAGGGTGCCGGCGAAGTGGGCCTCACGCTAAAGATGATGGAGAAAGGCTACGAGGTGGGCGCATGGGCAGGGGGCAAGCTCACCAATGAGAATGAATGGGGTAGGTTGATAGGTGGTAGCCTTGTTGCGGGTCTGTTGCCCGTGGGTGCATATACTTTAGCCCGAAGTCTCGTGGCGAAAGAGATGTGGCCCAAGGGTGGCAACGATAACCCGAAGATGTGGCAAAGAACATACAATAATGAAATCAACAGGATAAAGAAACTCCTCTCGCAACCGTGGGAAAAGATACGTCTGCGATGGGGTAAGCAAGGTAAAGGACCAGGCGGCAAACCCCAACCAGTGGAACCAGACCAACCCTCATGGGATGATTTGATGAAAAAGTATGGCTCTGTGGATAAGATGTTTGAAGCTGAAGGGGGGATGGGAAATACAGCGAGAAAATACAGGGCTGTCTATGATTGGCTAAACAAACAGAGAAGCAGGGGCGATACCGGCTATCAATCACAAGCTAACGCAAGGGCAGAGAGAGAAGCCGCTAATGGAACAGCCAGAAAAGCAGAGGAAGAGTATTGGCAGAAAAGGGCGGCAGAGAATGAGGAAGTTGCCAGCAAGATAAACAAGGCGGCTCAGGCTCGGAGAACAAGCGGAGAGAGTAAGCCACAGGATAGGGATTATGCCTTGATGGTGGTTGAAGATGTGTTGCCCGTATCTGCTAAGATGGAGAAGTCACTTAGTGGAAGGCAGGGGACAAAGGTGCCGATTGCACCTCATGTTGCTAAACCCACCCCCATCAAAGAAGGGGTTAAGGCTGTCAAAGTAACCCCCCCCGATGCAGGACGCTACACAGGCCACCTCACCATGCTCAGGGATATGGTAGATGAGGGTAGACCTGGAGAAAGAATCAGAACCATTGATTATGACGGCACGGAACAATGGCAGGGATTCAGTTCAACCTACCCTGATTTTATGAAAAAACAAGGGTGGACCAGGAAAGAAGTGTTGGCAGCCATTGATAAAGGCATGAAAGGCGAAAAACTTACACCTAAACAGCAAAATATTTATGAATCCGCCCTTGAACAATCCAAAGAAATGTTTAGACATGATGCTAAAGAATATGGTAGGATAAAAAAGAAAGCCACAGAGGAGGAAAAAGCCCGTGGTATCAGCGAGAGAGACTTACAAGAATCTCTTAAAAAAGAGGTTGCGGAAGAGATTGCAAGAGAAAGGGATTATACCGAAAACGAGCGAAAAGCAATCCAAAGCGAAAGTGATTCCTTTTTCCAAGAAGACATAAGTTTCAAGCCTGAAGAGATAGAACCCACCGGAAAGCCCTTAGAACCAAAACTCACCGAAGTTGAAAAACTCCAAACCAAGATAACTGCCCTCGAAAAAGAAGCCTACGATGTTGCCAAAAAGGAGGCAACGCCTTGGAGTGAAAAGTTCCAAAACCGTTATCAGCTAGAAACGAAGCGAAGAGAGAAGCAGATACAGGCTTACCGGGAGCAAATAAATACCATACGAGAACAACAATCACGAGATGATAAAACTGGACAGCTTTTTGAATTCCTCGGTATGCAACAACTCTGGGAAGGCATCAAGACCATCTTCACGGAAACAAAGCCCACCACCCAAGAAGCAGGTGCCCCCGTACAGGTTATAGCGGATCAGGTAAAATCCCTCTTCAAGAGATACTATGGCCTCAATCCTGAGATGAAGAAGCGGTTTACCTCCATACAAGAATCTAAGGAGATCGTGGAAGATGAGGTTTTAGAGCAGGTATTCAAGAGAGGACTTCCAGGCTTCACCAAGCAAGAGGCTACGGCTTTAACGTGGCATAGATCGAATCCCACCAAATACCCTATACCGAAAGGCAGGAATAGGGAAGCCGAGTTTATCAACCAGACCTTAGAGTTTGCCATGCAAGCCCTCAACAAAAGAGAGCTTGCGATGAGGTGGCCTGATACCGCTATCAACAGAATCCAGATCAAGATAGATCAGCTAGAGCAAGAAATCAAGGTGATGGTGAGCAAGAAGGCGAAGGCGACCAGGCAAGAAACCGTGGATGATCTACGTGCTACCATAGAAGAACTGAGAAAGAGGCGATACGTTCCCCATATAGCCATCCCCTCCATGACACGAAAGATAATGGGATTCATTGACAATGTTTATCCCGGTAAGTGGAAGGCAAGGCGGGGGGAGAAACTATCTTCCCAGATAAAGCGGTTCCTCGGAAGGCAGACGTTAAGCCTGGAGGAGTTCGTAGCGGCAACCAAAGAAAAAGGTGTAGAGGCGGAACTGGATATACGGGTATTGCTAGCAGATTATCTCAACTACACTATGGATAAGTGCATCGTTTATGATGAGGTTGAGAGATTAAAGCAGATCCCCGACCTGATTTTACCCGTAGAGGAAATGCCCTCTGATTGGAAGGCGATTAAGGGTGTCAAGCAATTACAGGGTTATGGGGCTCACCCTTTCCTGGCAGATGCGATCATAGAGTTTACCGCAGAGTATCCCACAAGGAATCTTTTATTGAAAGGATATGATGGTATCAACCGATTAGGGAAGTTCATTGTTTTTTACAACCCTATGATAATGACGGTCAATGACATTTCACAGATATATATGGGGGGCGGACTTACCTCTAAAGAGATGGGGAAAACCATCATGGGCATTGCAAAGCCGCACCTGGATACCGCAGTCAGGGATGTTATGACAAATAGCCCTTTAATGAGGGAGAGCCAAAAACTAGGTCTATTCAGCAGCCCGTGGCATGGCCGACCGAGCATGATTGACATGGCCCGGATGTGGGCGGCCCATGTGGAGAGTACGAAACCGGAATGGCACAAGGCTCTTGAGAAGTCAGTAGGGAAAGAAATTGACTTTGAGAAGTGGATAAACCCGATTATCGCCGGAAAGGATTTTTACGACACGGCTTTCAAAGTTACGTGGACCCTCGACAGAATATGGAGAATGACGCAGGTTAGAAACCTCATGGAAAAGGGAATGGCTTTACCCGATGCTGTGGAAAGAACCCGTAAGTTAATGGTGCAGTATGATTACTTACCTAACAGAACACGGGTATTTTTAAACCGGATATTTTTAACCCCTACCTATCGCGTGGGAATGCTTCGCCTGTATGGGAACCTTGCACGACACCCTATGGAGAAAATAGCATTACCATATAAAGGAGCGTCCAGAGAGGAAATTCCCTTTGAGGAACGGATGGGAAGGGAAGCAAAGCCGGAAGACTTCTCACGGGAGAATATGAAGGCCCTTGGCAGATACGCCTTGCTGAAGTTTCTTATGTACGCCGGGGCTCCCCTGGTAGGCTACACATGGCTTGAATCATACCGGATGATTAAGCGAAAGGAATCAGGCGAAGAGGAGATATTTACCCTACCTGGCCCGATGTTTGAACTTGAGAAACTATTTGGCAGGGCCTGGACGAACTCACTCTATCTCAACCTTGCGAGAATACCCTACATGATGGTTTCGCTCAAAAAGAATAAGGACTGGAAGGGAGAGAAAATCATTGATTGGGGCGCACCAAAGCACGTTATCTTAGGCCAGTTTTCATGGTATATCACAAAGACATATCTCGCACCGTTAGAACGATTCGAGATGTTATCAGGGGATGAGCAGGATGCTATGGGGAAAGTATTGAGCTTTCTCGCGGTATCGAAATATACACGGCAAAGCCCTCATAGCTGGAGAGGATATCAAATCTATAAGGCTAATAGGGAATATATACAATACATCAATCCCCGAAAATCAAGTGGTGTGCTTGATGAAAAAAGGAGACCTTCAGCCACAAATCAGGTGTTGGCATATAAAAAATGGCAGAAGAGGTTAGAGGAGATCAATCGAGACTTTGAAAGAAGGCAGGAAAAATTGAGCGAACCTTTCAAAGAAAACCTGTTCTGGAAGATATTTTCAGGACAGCCGGGTGAGGTATAATGGCCTACGAAGCACTATGGGCGGCAGCACTTACAGGCGGAGGCACTGGGGCAGTAGATAAGATCCCCACAGCCGATCTTACCGATAAGGACATGGTGCATTATCTCGGTCCCACCCTCTCCGGCCACTACTCTGTAGACGATGATTCAGCCGCCACCGAAGCCTCTCCCTGGGTAATCCAACCGGATGATGAGACAGGAGATAAACGCCTTGTCCTTGTGGACTTCGTGGCCCCCAATATCTATGCCAAGCTGTTCAAGGCTTACGATACTGATTTCTCCCATACCCTTACCCTGAAATGGAATGAGGCCGAAGCCACGGCCGATAGAGTACTGAACTTGCTCGTAAACGGGGGCAACCGAAGCCTTGATCTGGCTGAAAATCTCAAGGTGTTGGATGGGCAAGACATTGAACTCCACGCCTCGGGTGGTGAAAAGGCCCAACTTGCCATTGATACGCAGAATGCAGAAAGGACATTGAACCTCAGTGAAAACCTTACTGTGGGGGATGGCTACAATGTCACCCTACAAGCTCTAGGCCAGGCCAACTCGCTTATCTTGAATGAATCTCTCACATTAGGAGATGGCCATTCAGGTACGCTTACCTTCTCCGCTGCTTCCAAGGTAATGACTGTTGCTGGAAACTGTACCTTAAATGACTGGTTCGATCAAGCTGTGAAATCGGCCAGTTCTCCCGCTTTTGCGAATCCAACCGTGACAACCTTGAATGCCCTCACTCCTACAGCCGCAGACACGGGCTTTACCATAGCAGGGGGAACCACACCCAAGACCCTCACTTTAAACGATGATTTCAATGTTTCTACCCAACTATCAGCCATAGGTGCGAATACAGACAAGGTCACCAATGCCACCCACTCAGGGGATGCTACCGGGGCAACTGAATTAACGATAGCCGCCGAAGCCGTGACTCTCGCCAAGATGGCAAACATGGCAACGGCGTCATTTATTGGAAGAACAACTGCCGAGACAGGCGTGCCGGAGATTCTTTCAAAGGCTAATGCCTTAGCTATATTGAATGTAGCAGACGGAGCTGATGTTACAGCCGACAACGCTCCCAAAGCTCATACAGCCAGTCATGCTGTAGGAGGTGCTGATACAATCTTTCCCGCAGATCCCGGTGCTGATAAATACTTGATGTGGGATGATTCTGAGAGTGCGCTTTCTTGGGAGGAAGCTGACGAAGTTTCCTTCACCAACGTAAACGCCGCCCTTGCCGCTGCGGATGCTGCGATTGATTTCAACGCACAAAACCTTACAAATGTGGGTACGATTACCACGACTGGCAACATCGTTCTACCTGCCAATGGCGTAATCGGTGTCACAGATGGTAGCCCTCAGATACGTTTTGACAATACTAATGATTGGTTGGAAATAGCTGGAGATGTAATTGTTGGAGGAACTACTAAGGTTCAATCTACAGCTGACTTTGAAGTTCAGGGTTCCTTTGGTGGAATAGGTTCTGTTCGGACTACAGATAATGCATATGGAGCATTCTTACAGGGTTCTAAAAGTAGATTGGGCGGAGTAATTACTACGGGCGACATTCTTTTTGGTATTTATATCCGTGGGCATGATGGTTCAGATTATGCGACAATAGGTGCACAAATTTTATTTGATAGTACCGGAGTTATCGACACCAACAAGATACCAACGAATATAAAGTTTTTGACCGCTTCCGGTGCTACGGCAGATGATGTAACTGAAAAATGGAGGATGGATTCTGTTGGTAATTTCGATGTTATCTTGCACGATGGCGCTACAGTGGGCCTCAAACTCGGTGGAACGTTGATTGAAAAAACCGCAGCACAGATAAATGCTCTAGTCACCAATGCCACCCACTCAGGTGAGGTTACAGGGGCAACTGAATTAACAATAGCCGCCGAAGCCGTGACTCTGGCTAAAATGGCTAATATGGCTACTGATTCATTCATTGGAAGAACAACTGCTGAAGTAGGTGTGCCGGAGATTTTATCAAAGGCTGATGCCTTAGCAATTTTGAACGTGGCCGATGGTGCTGATGTAACAGGAAGTAATGCACCTCAAGCTCATACAGCCAGCCATGCTGTTGGGGGCGCTGATACAATCTTCCCCGCCGATCCCGGAGTGGATAAGTATTTGATGTGGGATGATGATCCTGGCGTACTTGTCTGGGCTGCCGGTGTGAGTGGAGCTATTAATGATTTAACCGATGTTACCATAACTGGCCCTACCCACCTTGATATATTGCAATATGTAACTGATGCATGGGTTGATAGATCGTTGAGTGAAGCTGGAATACAGCCACTTGACGCCACTCTCACCAGCATCGCTCTCCTTGGAACCGCAACTAATAAGATGCTCTACACCAGTGGTATAGATACCTGGGCAGAGGCGGCGATTACGGCAGCAGGAAGGGCTTTGCTGGACGATGCGAATGTGGCGGCCCAGAGAACCACCTTGGAATTAGGTGCCGATGTTACGGGTTTTGCCACTGTAAATGCTATTCTTGCGGTTGCTAATGCTGCGGTTGATTTAAACTCTCAAGACCTTACATCTGTTGGGGCAGTAGGATGTGGAATCGTAACTTGTGGCGGTATCGTCCTAGGAGATGATGACACGATTGGTTGTACAGGTGGGCCTATTTTAACCTTTGATGATACGGCTGACTATCTCACTCTTACTGCTAATGATAAATTGATCCTTCTTGGGGGTAGTGATGTTAGTCTAGATGCAAATTCAGGGGACTTCATCATAGGGGCCATTGCCGGTCAGCATATAGCATTTGATAATAATGAAATACAATCAAAATCAGATGGCACCACGGCTGGCACTCTGTTAATACAACATGAGGGAGGAAATCTTTCGATAGGAGCCCCTACTACTGTCCCAGATCATGGCGCAGCAGCAACGGATGAGGTGGTGAATGTCTGCTACGGGACGGGGGCAGAACCAGCGGCGAATACCACGACAATAGGCAGTTTATTCATTAAATATGTGGCGTAAATATGGCTAGATCGATAGATGTAGGACCAGAATCTAAGGATAGACCAACTGTAATTGGTTCTGGAACTTGGGTTGATAAAACTAATCCAGCAAATGCTATAGGAATTATTACTTATATAGATATATGGGTTGCCATACAACCGATGAATGATGTTAAAGTAGCTTCGTTTTTCCCAGTGGATGCAACTCATTTCTCGACAAGAGAGTATTGTTCTTTGGGTAACATTACATCAGCCGGACAAAATACCTTTGATGCGGAAAATGGTGATTTTACTCCTTTTGAAATAAAGACAGATGATTGGATAGGAATTTATTATAGTAGTGGAAGGATAGATTTAACTACAACTGCTGGAGTGGGATTTTGGGGACCCACACCTCCGGGTGACGCAATTCCATGCACAAATACAGAATTTATGGAACAAAAAGTTACTACTACCATGTCCTTATATGCTGAAGGATATCAACTTGGTAGTATCAATATCGGAGATGCTTGGAAGGTGATTCAAAATATCAAGATCAATATCGGCGATGACTGGAAGCAAATACTTCCAGGTAGCAAAATCAACATAGGTGATGTTTGGAAGGATATTTGTCATTAGGAGCACACCATGAAAATCACAATCTCACATGAAGGAAAGGGAAATGGAAGGGATAACAGCTAAAATCGGATTGGCGGTCGCAGGACTCTGGCTCTCTTCACAGGAATGGCGATTGAGGGGCAAGGTTGATAAAGAGCGGTTCTCCGACCTACAAGCTCAAACAAACAGGATAGAAAGCCATCAATGGGATATTATGAAGGAACTGAAAATACAACCTTCTATGGACGTACCGGAAGAGATTAAGAATAATGGGAAGGATTAAAACTCCCTATACTCAAACAGATTAAACCACACTACTGGCCGAAAAGCCACACCATTTAAACTCCCCGGTCTCGAACCTATTATCCCCATCACATCGGCAATGATATAATCCAGTTCATCCCACAGGGCATTTACTAAATGATGAGAATCGCGCGAGGGGATATACACGATTAGCATTCCATTGACATTATCTGGCCAGCCTCTATTCCGTAATTTTCTCCATAGCCATATCGCACAGGTATCGCAGTCACCCTTCATACATTGAGCGATCTCACAACTACTTTTCCATTCGATAGCAGGATCTTGGCAGATAGTAATTTCGCCTTTTGCCTCAAAAAATGCTTGGTTCAATTCATCCATGTCAATGACGAAATCAGGGGCGTTATGGTAGGTAGGATTATTGAGGCAGGCCCATTCCTTGTCGCACCAGTTGGAGATGCGCTCCTCGTACCATGTTTGGGATGCTCCGCAGGCACAGAAAATAAATGCAACTATGACAGCGATTTTCTTCATTTATTCCTCCTGCTGTATAACGCCAAATTAACCCGCCGATTTATCGGTCGGGTTGAGTGACTTGTTATCTGGAATTACGCCCTGTTTTTTCATAACTTTTTTTATAGATTTATTAATCCAGTAATCAAAACCTGCCTCAAAAGCACGGGGTGACTTCTTCAATTGGACA